GTCGTGTCTTGCCCTCCCAAAAAACGAACATTTGTTCGCTCGTTGTTTGTTTCGCTTTGGTTGAGGATTTCGTTTCGTGTTTGTATTCGTTGAGCGTCGCGTTTGTTTTTAAACGTTGCTCCGCGTGAGCTGTTGCATGGCTTACACGATGGGATCATGTTGTCGAGCGATGAGTCACCGCCGGCAGCGATCTCTAATAGGTGATCGGCGGTTGTTGCTTTTCTTTTTCTGCACCAATGGCAGATCGGATCGTCTCGGAGTATGAGTTCGCGGTTCCGTTTGTATTTCGTTGAATCGTATTCGCTGGGCTTGCGTGTCATGCTCCCGCGCCTTCGGCTTGGGCTAACGCGGCGCTTGCGCGCCTTGTTGTCGTTGTTTGTTTGTTGTCTGTCATGTCGGGCTCGACTCTCGCGTGTTGTTTGTTATTAATGTTTAGTTTAGTTGTGTAGTGAAATGAGGTTAATGAGCCTCCCACCGTATAGCCCTTTACGGTTCCCAATTTCATTAACTCTCGCTTGATTATGTTTACAAGCCGCCTCGGCGCTTTGCCCGTTTCATTTCGTCTTGCATGATTCGGAGCGCGCCGATCTACCCGACTCACGCCGTGTATTCGACCTAGACGCGACTCATAGGCAGATCGTGGACCGTCAAGCGGTCGGGCCTTGCTTGGGCTATTTAAAAGTTTGAAAGAGTGTAAAGAATATATTCCATATCGGAAGGTTTCCAAACGCTATTAAATGTCGCGCTCACATCAAAGGCCATAAGCCAACGTTTTTGAAGCGGCGAAAGTTTTCCTTTCTCGGCTTTAAGTTCCACGGCGAGGATTTTTCCGCTTACTGGGTGCACCATGAGCAAGTCCGGGAAGCCGGCGTCGCCTTGAATATGTGTCGCCCATTTTCCGCGCGCGTTTTGTGCCGGCAAGTCGTGATGAATTAACCAGCCGTAACGCTTCGCGATAGAGATCACTACGTTTTTAAATTCGGCTTCGGTCATGTTGTCGCGCGGTTTCATTAAAGCGTTTCCGACCAGATTTTGTCGGTTAGATGATTAATCGCCCATCGAATCTTTTGTTTTGCTTTTTCTTGTTCGTCGCGCAATTCGCCGTAAATGGCTTGAAGTTTTTCTAATGCTGTAATCATTTCTAAAAGCGTCATTTGAGAGCCTCGATTATTTGACTTGCTTCATGGGATTTTAAAAGTTCTAAAACCGCGTCGTCGCGGCCGACTGTACGTTGAATGAATTCCAAAAGGCGAAGGTCGTCCATTCCGGCGTCTTTGGCGAGCTTGGAAATGTAACCCGTTTGTTTAGGGGTCGCAAATGCGCCTCTAGGGGTATGGACTAAAGGCCCGCCAGAGGCGCTAGGACGCTCGGAGACGCCCGTTTGTCGTGTTTGTGGACCTCTGGACACTTTCTCCATTTCCTCCCGCGATGGGCGTTCCCCGTTTGAGGCCACTGGCGAATTCTGGATCATGCGGCCGATCGCGCTCGTTTCTCCGTTTTCGACATGGCTCGTTTTATTAACCGGGGACGACCCTCGAATTTCCTCCGCGTATCCGGAAGCGATGAGTTTTCCTTCGTTGTTGTAACCCTCGGCCCTGAAAAGAACAAGGTCGCCGTCGTAGTAATGGATAGACGTCAAAATCTGCCCTTCCGGATAATGCTTCCACCATCGGACTAATCGTTCCGCTACCGTCTCGTAATTGTTGAGATCAAATCCCATGTTTTGCCTTTCGTCGTTTTAATCGGATTTCGGTTTAGTTAAACAAGCCGCCAGACGCGGATCGGGGAACAATGTCTCCGCCGGCTAGGCGAATATTCTCCCGTAAATGTGATCTTGTTTTCCTTTGCAAGCTTTGACATGATCGGACCTAAAGCCCTTGGATCATGCGCTTTTGTTGAACGATGAGAGTCCAGCCAGTCGAATACGTCGTCACTTGTAAACGTGAAGCGCATTCGGCCCACGGTTAGAACGGCGTTTCTTGCGTCTTTGCGGAATTCCTCGCGCGTGTTTTGATCGATTATTCCCATCGCTTCGTCGCGTTCGCGAATGGCGTCAAATATGGTCATTTGTTCGCTCATGAATGCGCCCCTAATGCTTTCATCGCTTTATCAAGAACGGCTACTTCCCAGACTGGCACCGGATCGCTCAAAATAAAATCCGTTTGTATGCGCTTTAAATCGCGAATTAGTGAAGCGTGAGGGTTTTTTTGAACGGAAAGAATTTCGTCCATTAAGCCCATGATCGCTTTCTGATGAAGTAATAACGCGCGAGTTTCCTCGGTGAGTTCGCCTTGATTAAATGCTACGCCTTCGCTCATTTTGTGCTCCATGGTCCCCAGCCGTAGCCGTATTTTTCTATTCCGTAATTGTAAATTTCTAACGCCGCGATCAAGTTAGTTTTAGCGTGTAACAAGTCTTTCGGCTTTTGAATAATTCCGCGCTCAATAAGCCATGGTGTCCAAAATCCGTTTATTTGCATTAGCCCGCGCGATCCGCCGTTCGGATCGGTTCGGTTAAATGCGGACGGAATGCAATTCGGCCCCGATTCGCGCGCCATGATCGACTGGAGGACGGTCCTTTGGTCAAGCGGCCAACCGATATTTACCGCAAGCGCGGAGAATTGTTCGCAATTCGAGGCGTAAGGATCAATAAATAACGTCGAACTTGTTGTCGTTGTCGGTTCGATCAAATACGGCGCGAGCGCGATAGTCGTTTGTGTAACTTGTGGAACGTTTGTTTCTGGCATGACGGATATTCCGAAAAGCGCAAGAACAAAAGTTCCGATTAGTAGGAATGGGTTATTCATTTTTTCTCCAATGGATAGGGGACTCCCCACGATGAGGAAGCCGTTCTAAATGCGATTTGTCCCATGAGGTAATCGCCCGAGTCGGAGTCGGTAAATATTTGGACCAATATCTCTTGCCCGTTGTCCATCGTTCCGACATATACGGAGTAATTAACAATTTGAGGTCCGGTCATATCTAAAAGCCCTTCGTCGGTAATTCCGACCTTAGTCAAGGCGTGTTTAGTTTTGTGGGATTTCTCCGAAAACCTTTAGGAATGCGGCTTTTACCCAGATAACCGAATCGGCCGCTTGCGGAGTTATCTCGATATGAAACCAGTCTCCGCCGGGCGCTCCCGTGATCGTGTGCTTCGTGTATTTCTGCCATGACTGGCGATCACACCTCCAGCCGGCGCCGTGGGGTTTTGTTGCGTAATCGAGGACGGCTTGAATTCCAAGCTCGTTAGCGTGTTCCAAAATTTTATTTATAAACGCGAGCGCGTCTTTCCGATTCGCTTTCGGATTTTTTTCCGTTTTGCGATACGAAAGATCGACGGCTCGACCGGTCGCGTGAACGCTTAACGTTCCCGGTTTTCCTTTAGCGTCTCTTTGGCCGTATGAGCCATTATTGAAAAAGATTCCGTTCGAATGTGCGATCGCAAGTTTGATCCATGCGTCCATTCCCGCGCGCGGTTTAGGTGAAGGACCGTCGGCGTTACCGATGTAGTCCCGCGCGTTCGGGACGCCTTGTTTAGCCTTTGCTACTGTCACGGCCGAACGATGGATCTTTAGGATTCAACCAGCGCAAGATCGGCGGAATGATCGCGGCGACGCCAGCGTTAACTAAAACTTTTGGATCGGTTATTCCCGACATATACAAGGCCGCTACGGCTCCAACAAAAGATCGCAAATAGGACGCGATCATCGCTTTATCTTTTGGTTTCATTTATGGTCCTCCAAGTGTCCGTCGATTTTTGTTTCGATTCGGTTTAGTGAGTCTCGGACGATCCCGTGATCGGTTCGGTTTTCTTTAATGATTTTATTGAGCAATATCCCGACCAGACCGAAGCCCCCACCGATAAGAGAAACCAACACGCCAGAATCCACGACATTAAATTTCTGCCGGCGGCGCAAAAATGTTAGCGATCGGATCAAATGAATATCCGTTGCCGGCATAGCAACCACGGAACGATCCCGAATAGGACGTTTGAAGCCATGTTCCCTCGATACCTAGCGAAGCGATAAATGCTTGTCCTACTGGTTCGGATTCTGGAAAAGGTAAATCGTTACAGTCGGAATTTGCGACGACGATTACTTCGGAAACAATATTTTCGTTCATTTTTGCAAAATGAGCCATACTTTAGACCCTCCATCGAATATAAATAATGCCCGAACCGCCGGCCGCTGGAGCGCCGGCCGCAAAACCTCCACCGCCTCCACCGCCTCCAGAATTGGCCGCGCCGGCTGTGGCCGCAATTGCAGAACCACCATTCCCACCGCCGTCAAGACCGCCAGTTCCGCCAGTCGTCAAAGCCGCTCCGCCTGCTCCCGGCCCTTTTCGTAGTGCGCTACCACCTATAAAATTTGAAACGTCATAACCAATACCACCTGCGCCTCCGACTCCAGACGACGGGCTATTTCCTCCGACTGCACCGGCTCCACCTCCGCCGCCTCCAGCGTTCGTTCCACCGTTTCCACCATTGTTTCCTTGCGCTGGGGTTGCTGTAGTCGCTCCCGTTCCTGCTGATACCCCAGACGCGCTTCCAACGTTTGCGTTTTGCGTACCTCCGCCTACGGCCGAAGGTGAAACCTGCGATCCTTTCACCGTTGAGCCTAAAGAACTTTCGCTTCCTATTGAACTAACCGCTCCGCCCGCTCCGATCGTTGCCGTAGCGTTAGCGACTAGGTAAATCGTTGAGGTAATTAATCCGCCGCCGCCGCCAGAAAATCCGCTTCCGTTTCCTCCACCTCCACCGCCAACTAAAAGAACGTCAAAAATTCCCGTTCGTGTAACCGTGAAGGTTCCCGTTGAAGTAAACGAGGTCCAATTGTAATTGATCCCGCCAACGGTCGCGGCCGTTACTCCCGTTCCGCCAGTTCCCGCTCCGTAACTTATGCCACCGTAGGGAAAAAATATTGAGGCTGACGCCGACGTGAAGTAAAGAGTGCCGCCTCCCCACTGCGCCAAAGCGAGACTTCCGTTAACTGTGACCGTCGCGGTTCCGGCCGTGACCGTACAGGTTCCCGTCCCGATGTTAATTATTTGCAAAGTATCCGAAGCATTAAAAAGGCCAGTATTTACCGTGATAGTCGTATTACTGGCAGAGTTCATAACGACGCGCGTTCCTTTGTCGGCGGCCGTGAGAACGTAACTAGCGGTTTTGGTTGAAACGGTCCAGTTGTAATCGTTCGCTTGGAGTGTGTCCATTTGCGACGCGGTCAAAATCTGGTTCGCGACGAAATCTTGAATAGCCATAGTTTTATCCTAAGACATTTAAGGCGTCGAGTTCGCCATATTGCAACGAGTCCAAAATCAGTTCGTAAACGATCGTCGTCGGGGAAGTAAAGAACGTGACCCTATGACCAGATAGGACGCTGATTTGGTGCTGGACGCCTTCAACGGCGAGCTCTTGGGCGAATTCGGTTGAGGTCGCGCCTTGCTGGATCGTCTTTTGAATGGTGATCGTGTCGCCAATGTCCACGACGGCCGCAAGGTCGCGCTGGGCATTAGTAAGGGAAACGAAACCGACGGAAACTTCCGTGAAGCGCGGTTCCGGATTAGGGACCAAAAGATATTCGGCAAGGGTTAAAGCGGCCGTGTCGTTATGCAAAAGCGAGCCCGTGATCGAGGTCGTCTGGATTAAATATTGGGCTTGTGAGGCTAGGTCCTCGGCTACTTGCGGACTTGACGCTCCGGCGTGTTGAACGGACGCGCGGTTGACGACTTGATCCGCGTCAAAGGCGATTCCTACCGCGTCATAACCAGCCGTTCCGATCGCGCCGTCGTCGTGAAAATCTATTGTCGAGCCGGCGAGCGTATTTCCCAGCCTCGGCTGAAAGCAAAAGTTCCCATTTCTGTCAATGAAAATTCGGCCCTGCTCCGCCTGCTGGATTTGTGCGGCATAGTTCGCGACCGAAGTCCCGTTTGAAACCGTGTAAGCGGCCGCGCCTCCAAGGATTACGGTTCCCGTTGAAATATTGCGCGCTAATGCTGGGAAATCAACTTCGGGAAGGTCTAAAAGATCGGTTACGCGATCGCTTGAAAGTTGTTCGTCCACGTTCCATTCCGCAAGATATGTCTGGGCTAAATAATAAAAATCGTCCGCGCAACTTACGGAAACGCGATCAAGTTCTCCGAGCTCAAAAGAATACGAATACGAAGTTATATAGCCTTTGAAAAGGACTTCATTTTCTCGGCTAAGTATTACGCGACGGAGCGGCGCAAGGCCCGGCTGATTATTTGAAGGATCGAAGAACGGTCCTTGATCGTCGAACGGATTAAAAATCCCTGTCGTGTCGAGCAATTCAAAAGACATAGTTCCGGCGACGATCCCTTGATCCCCAATATCGCGTCGTCCACGGAATACGGAAATATTTGTCGCGCCGTCAATTACCGAAGCGTAAGACGAATTAGGTCCGAGAATGTCCTCGTCAAGAATGCCGCGCGTCGCGGAATCTAAAACAAAAGATTCATAATCAAAGCCCGTGTCGATTAAAAGGTCATAGTCGCCAGACTGGACGATCGTCGCCGACATTAGGAAACCTGAATGTTCGCGGGCCCGTTTGATCTATTGAAAGCGCGAATCGCATTCACGACCGACTGGCCAATTTCGGCACTAGACGCGAGTCCGCCGTTAACGTTAATTGTGTAGTTTCCGCCCATTCCGCCGGCGCGGTTTAATGGGATTACGGCCTCTGGGCCGCGCTCGCCGATCATCGCCAATGTTGGAGAACTTACGATTCCCCCATCTCCGAGCATTGGAATATTGGGAACGCTGAATCCTTTTCCGCCGAGTCCAGGGACCCATGACGGGAATTCGAAGGAAAGTTTTCCGATCGTGTTGTTCCATAGTTTCGCGATCGTGTTGAAAATTGTTTTATATACGCCGAGGACCGTCTGGACGTATGTCGTTATTACGTCAACGGTTCCCATTACCGCTTCTTTGATAAAGCCGAATACGTTGTCAACTACTTTTCGGACGCCTTCAAATTTGGTGTAAAGAATCGCAATAATGGCGATTACTGCCGCAATTCCGACGACGATTAGCCCGAGAGGGTTAGCGGTTAGTGCGGCATTCCAAAGCCATTGAGCGGCCGTCGCAATTTGCGCGCCTAATGTCCAGATTCGAATCGCGGCATTAGCGGCCAAAATGGCGACTCCGATTCCACCGATCACGCCGGCAATAACGAGAAACGTTGTTGTATTTTCTTGGGCCCATGATCCCATCGCGGTCAAAAGCGGAAGCGCCTTTTCAACTACTGGGATAAGCGCGGCTCCGATGTTTTCTTTTGCTTCGCTGATCGCAATTCCGAAACGTTTCATTTGCCCTTCGGCGGTTCCGGCGGCGGTCGCGGTTGCGCCTCCGAATGTCCCTCCGAGAACGTCCATAACGGTATTAAGGTCCGCGCCTTCTTTAATGAGTGTTGCCATTTCTGGGGACAATGCTCGAAGGCCCTTCATATTGCCTTGATAAGCCTTCGCCAAAGCGTCGGAAACGGTAGTGAGATCGGTTCCAGTAGCCGTGGAAATATCCATCGCAAGGCTTAGCGCGTCTTGCGCGGTCCCGAGGTCTTTTGTACCTCGCGCCAGTGACGCTAAGGCGGGCCGTAAGGCGTCGTCGGCGATTCCCGAGGCGAGACTCATCTTTGAGATCAATTCCTCGTTAGACGCGATCTGGGCGTCTGTGGCGGACGCGCTAATGGAAAGAGTACGAGCGAGTTCGGCTTGGGCCGCTTGATCCTCCATCGCGGCTTTGGTCGCGCCTACAAGGGCAACACCTAAAGCACCGACCGCGGCGGCCGCTGGGAGAGCCGCTTTCTTAATAACAAAATTCGCTTTAGCGCCGGCGCCCTCAAGTTTTTTAAA